TTACCTCCTGAAGATGCCGCCAACGCCAGCAGCAGTTGAGGTGAACCACCGCTGGCTCCTCGATCAAAAAATGATCCACCCCTAACAGTCAGTTTGCAGTCCGGTACGGGAGAAGCCCCCACGCCCAACCCCGTGGAGTTCAGGGTCATGGCGGTGCCAGCGGGCAACGACCACACATGGCTCTTCGCGTCATACCGCAAGTCGCGGTTGTCCACACCAGAGTGGAAAGACGAGATGTATCCGGTGTTGGTTCCAGTGTCGAACCAAGTGTGAAGACCGTTTGCCGCGCTTGCTCCAGTTCCACCGCTGATGGTCGAAGTTCCAACGCATTGAAGCGTGGCCCCAGTGACAGGACTCGCCGTTCCAATACCAACCCGATTGTTCGCCGAATCAACCTTCAGGGTCGAGGTATCCACCGTCAGATCGCCGGTGATGGTGGCGGAGGCGAGGGTGGCGGTGCCGCTTGCACCAAGCAGTTGATTGAGCGTGACCTTCTTGGTTGTTCCGCTCGCGGCCATCGACGTGTCGGAAACGTCCACCAACACAAGCGGATCGTTCGCGGGATCGGTAGAGGCTCCGATGCTCGTCAGGGCTGTAATCTTAGAGTCTGCCATAGGTCAGGAAGTTAGTCGGTGGAGAGTGAGAAAACGATTTTGGAACTGCCGTCCTCTTGGAGAACGAATGAGGTCGCGTCCTCCTGCATCATCCAACGGTCCATTGCAGGATATGCCACCTCAATGGCATCATCCGACGTGGACAGTTGCAGTGAGAGCGCGAGTGTCATCAGGTGGTGGCGCGAGCGAAGTAGGCGATCACCGCACCACTCGTCAGCGTAAAGCTGGAGATCTTGCCGACGATGGTGATGCCAGCGGGAATGGTGGTTCCGCTCCAAGTGCCGGTGATACCAGTGCCAGCAATGGACGAGATCACGGTCGCGGTGATGGTCTGGATTGCGATGTAACCGCTCGTCTGAGCGGAGGTGCTGGTGACCAGAGTGAAACCCTGATGACCCATCGAATCCTGTGTGGCGATGTCGGACTGGTAAGCTGACATTTTTGAATCTGGTTTGAGGGGGGATAACCAACCCTGTGTCAGCCATCCCCCCTCGCTTGTGTTTAACCTTTACGGATCTTTGGTGCCAAGGCCCCCTGAATCCACAGGATGAGCTTGCCTCCTTCAGGAACTTTCGCAGTGTTGAAATCGGAGCGTTGGAGAGTCGCGTCGATCTCGGGACCGGCCAGGATTTTAGATTTTCCCGCCTTGTCCACCGCAATGGTTGTAGCGATACGCATATCCTTAAGGATTAAGCGGTGACCAGAACCTCAGCCTGAGTGACATCAGCCGCAGCCGCGCCAAACATGATGTCATAACTCGCCATGTGGGAGCGAGTGGCTCGGCTGTACCACACCGACAGGAGGCAGGAGAGGCCGTTGTTAGTGGTAACAGCACGCTGTTCAATGAACTCACCGGCCACCATTCCAACCGGAAGACCGGCAGCAATCGCAATCGCATCAGGCCCACAAACGAAACCAGCGGTGTTAGCCTCGGCAGAAGTCCAACGATTGTTTTCGGCAATCAAATCGAAACCGAATCGGCTATTGTTCAGCGGACCATAACGAGCATCAGGAACCGGAACAGTGCCAGCAGCGGCAGTCAACGTACCCGAGAACAGCATTCGGGCAATGTGACCACCGTCCAGAATCAGGTTCTTGCTACGGTAGTTTTTGGCAGCAGCAAGGATCGCAGGGAGATCGCTAGTGTCGAAGTTCGCAGCAGTGCCAATCGTGACAGCAGTGCCGTAATTAGCGACAGTCATCAAGGCCGTAATCTTGTCACTGATGCCGTAGGCAAACAGATCGGCAGAACCTTGAGCCAAATCAGCCAGAGCAAAACCCTGATTCAACTCCTCCTGAGTGACGGTGAAGTTCTTGGAAATCTGGTCAACCGAGACAGTCGTCGCAGCCAGAGTAGAATCGTTGTTAGTCTCCCAGTTAGTAGGATTGGTCTGAGCAGCCGTACCAGTGGTAAACTTCTTGACGCGAACGGTCGCCTTGGGACGCAGATTGTCCAAACCAACATTGCGGCTGAAAGCAGACACAAGGGCCAACTTCGTAGCGGCAACGGTGATAACGGCATCAGCCAAATAATCGACAACGAGCGTCGAAGTGAAGGTGTTGGCGTTCTGCGGAGCATGAATCTGCGACTGACGGAGAAGCTCGCTATGGTTCTCAATCAGGAACGCACGACGCTCGGCACCAGCGCGGAGACCCTTGTGCTTCTCCAGCAGAGGATTGCCAAGGTTCTCAATGACAGGACGCACCGGCTCGGGGGCAGGGGCAGGGGCAGGGGCTTTCATGGCCGCCTCAATCGTCGCCAACTTGGCGAGAATGGAAGCGAGGTCGACGGACGCAGCAGGAGCCGCAGCCGCCACAGTATTAGTGTCAGACATGTTTGTGTCGGTATTAGGTTGTGTTGGTTGCAGCGTGTTGGTCACGCCATTATCGCCGTCAGCGGATTTGCTGTCGGTCGAAAGTTTTTCGGTCGAGGTATCACCCTCGGAATCCTGCGCATCTGTTTCGAGTTGCGCGTAAAGTGCTTGGAACCAATCGCGGCCAGCGGCACCTCCCCAGAGGTTAGCCGCAACATCAGCCGGGGTATTTGGCTCTGCTTCAAGAAAACGCTCGTTGCGTCCCCACCAAGCATTAGCTTTGCGGATCTTTTGAGGGCTTGGAGCCTCACCAGCAACGAGGGATTCAGCTTCGTACACGGTCTGTTTTTCAAGACCGTCACCGGCCAATCCTTCTTCGTACTGCTGAAGACCTTTCCGAAGATTATTTTTGACCGTCTCAGGAGCGGTCTTTGTAACAGCGCGAGGATGCCATTTTGCAGCCAACGCCAACTGTTTGACCGGAACATCAACCAGCCCGAAAGCCATAGCCTCTGCGGTCGTAAACCACGTTTCCGCTTTCATCGCGGCACGAATGGCTTCCGGAGAACGACCGGTTTTCTTGGCGTAAACCCCAACCAAAACTTGCGCGTGCTGGTCAAGTGCATCGGCCATTTTCCGCATATCTTCAGCGGTGCCAGCAGTCATGCCGCTGGGATCGTGAATCATCATCAGTGCGGCATCGGCCATTTCAACCTTGTCGCCAGCGAGTGCAATGATTGAAGCGATGGAAGCGGCAATGCCAACGACGCGAGTGGTAACCGGGGCATTCCGTCCGCGCAGTTGGTTGTAAATGGACAAACCATCCCAGACATTTCCGCCGGGGGAGTTGATTTCAACAAGCAACGGACCATTGCCAATCTCCTGAAGAACATCGGCAAACTGCTTTGCGGAAAGACCGGAACCTCCAAACCAATCTTCTCCAATTTGATCGAAGATTTGGACAGTCGCCTGTTCGTTCGCCGCATTTGCGGGAGCGTAGTAAAGCCAATCGGTTTTCTTTTGCAGGTTCATTCCGTCTTCTTGTTGCGTGATTTACGAGGCTTTTTGGCTACGGCTTCAATACCATTTTCAACAAGATCATTTGTACTTACCTGATCGGCGGGAGGAGCAACTGGTGAAGGAACGTCGTCCGGGCTGGGCGCATCAGGCGGCATGATAGGTTGATCTGGCCGATTTTCCTGAATCGTAGAAACTTCAGAAACTCGCAAATGGTATTTGTCAGCGAGTTGTCTGATGAACAAAGCCTGTTGTGCTTTCGCCTCTAGTGCGGACCGCCAATCAAGACCACGTGCACCGTAAACTTCATCGTATGTAATTACGCCAGCCTCAAGCTCGGCAAGTTGAGCAGCGGAGTTTCGCCCAACATCAACATTCGGGGCGCGAGGAGCCGTGATGGCGACTTCGTACCAATCGCTTGGAGCATCGTTAAGAGTCTGGTCGTTTTTAATCGACCACTCCATGACGTACTCGTAAATCCGCCGAGCAGCGGAAGCCATGACTTGATGGCGACTGCGGAACCAAACCGCAGACATATCCAGCGCACCACGGTAAACGGTTCCCTGCATGGATTCAGGAAACACAAGAACGTATGGAATACCGATACCGGCGCAGACTTTTTCAGTCAACTGCCGCCAGTATTCCCGCATATTTACGCCGGGACGTTCGGTGGCAAACTGCTGAAAATCATCTCCGTGCTTCAGCACTTTGATGGCACTGCCGAATATCTGCTCGTAGTAGGTCTCGGCGGTGACCTGAGAACTAGGCGACAAACCAGCGCGTAGGGTTGAAGCCTGAACCTCGCCGCCGGTTGTCTTTACAATCTGTGCAACCGATGCGCCCAACTTACAGGCTTCCATCTCCAACTTTTGGAGATCGTCGAGATCGTGCAGGTCGTTGATGACGCATGAAACGAACGGAAGCCCACGCAACTGTCCTGGTCTATTCGGCTCGAAAATATGGATAACCGAGTCAGAGGAAATTGCGCGAACATCGACTAGATTGCCCTGCGTTTTTTCTGAACCAATGAAGAACGAAATTGCCCTACCAGTGCGCGGATCAAATCGAATTCCGTCGAAAACGGTGGCATCGTTTTGAAGATCGCCTGGAGTCGCAATGGATTGCGCTTCCAACAACTGCAGCCTAGGGCGACCAGATTCACCCTTGGTCAGCAGGATGAAGGATTCTCCATCGAAGAACCAAGCCCGAGCAGCTTGACTCATCAAGGTTCCAAACGATTGACGCGAACTGATGTCGGGGTATCGGCACCAGATATCAAACGCCTTTTTGGCTTTAAGGTTCCAGATCGGATCGGACGAAGCAGGTTGAACGCTGAAGTTTGCGCCGACTGTGTATGACTCAAATAAGTCGCCACATCTGTTCATCACGGCGTTGTTCTGTTCGAAGTAACGCGATTTGCGAACAATCTGCTGGCGCGTTGACGATGTAACATCAAACCGAACGGACGTATACGAGGTGTCGAGATAACTGCGACGAAGCGAATTACCGGCTCCCTCGTATTTAGCCGTGGGAGAACCTGCGAAGAAGTTACGAAGATTGGCGAGGATGCCCATTAGGTCATGCGGGTCGTGGCTTCACGACGCATTTGAGTGAAGTCGCCAAAGTAGCGATTGGTTGAGATCAGTACGTAGTTCAACATCCTATCGTAAATCTGTGAATCACTTGGCGATGTGATTCCGTCTCCTGCCAACAAAGTGACTGCGTAGTCGTAGTCACTTAACAACGATTCCCACATTTCCAACATATCGCCGGGACTAGCGGAGCCTTTCCCGGGTTCGGCAAACTCTACCGAAACCTCTGCACTTGAGGTTGTGCGTACGAGATTTCCGCTTTCTAGCGTACCAGCAATAGACGAAAGCTTGGCTGTGAGAGCCTCAAGCAAAGTCAACGCTCCGCGATTCGCGTATGTAACACGAAGATAGGAACGTTTGGTTGCAACCGTATAGGTATGCACGACGCGGATCGTCGTTGCATTTGCAAATCCGTCAAGCGTTTGTTTCTGGCGTTATTTGAGCCGAACGCAAATCGCCCCATAACATTGCCATAGCCAACTGCATGATTTCGCAATCGTGCAGATGGTCAGGCCAGCGATGGTTACGCTTGTGCCAAACGTGTTTGATTCGTCCCGCTCGGTTAGCTGTTGGCTTTAGAACGTGGGAGTCCAGATGCTTCCAGTATTGATCAGGATCGACGCAATAGGCTCCCTCGGCTTGCAGTTTGATAGGCAGAGAGCAAACGGCCCAAGACCCTGCCTCAGACGATTGTCGCAAGCGTGAAAGGATATCGCGAAGGTGTTCGGAGTCGAAAACGAGCAACGGCTGTACGACATCAGTCCGCATGGACGTTGAGGTAGAAACGCCAAATGGATGAATCGAACCAGAACGAGTCGTAAATCTTGCTCCGGTTTCGCGTCCCTTCATGGGTGTCCAACCGATTAACATTGGCTTACGCAACCCACCTTCGGGCGGATAACGCAGTCCGCAGGGATACGAAACTGGATTTACCGAGGTATTTGAGAATCCCGCACAAGCATCGTAAACGGTTTGCGTATCGAAACCGGAGTCAATGCCTACGTCCATGTCGTGAACGCCAAGTTCTACTTGGATGCGGCGGAGTGCAGCGAAATCGTCAGCGTGACCTGCGGCTACTAGGCGACTATTGCCTCCTTGCCATTCGCGGCAGACCCACCAGAAATACGGAGCCGCAGCCTGAACGTCTGCCGTGAGGTATCTCCTAGCCTCGTTTAGCGGAGCATCCGAGATGACTTCAACGCGATCTACGGTGCCGTCTTGGTTTTCCCAAGGCTCGGCTAACATTCCGTTAATGAATCCCTGCAGTCCCATCATTGACTGCTTGGCTTCCAAGAACGCTACAGCCAAATGCCCCCAAGTACATTTGCGGTCTGGGCTGTAAAGCGAAGACAGGTGATACGAACGAATGGACGGTAGCGCATTCGGGTTTTCTGCGATCCATTTACCGTGACGCAAGGCAGCAACCTTTTGGGCATCCGAAATCTTTCCCTTACAAAGTTGGCATTCGTAGAAAGCAGACGAGCGAACCGCAGCCCAGTCGTATTTGCCGTCTTCGGTTTTGACTCCGTCCCATTTGATTTGTCGCCATTCAAGCCGAATCAACTCGCGGCAGTGTGGGCAGGGTATGTAGTAACGACGCTGGTCTCCGCGCAGGTATCTTTGCCAAATACGGTTTTCCGTAGTTGTCGGTGTAGATGTGAAGAACGCCTTTGAACTAGAAAACGCTTTGAGTCGCTGTTCCGCCAAATCCAAAGCGTCGGCTTCTTTAGAAGTTGCATCCGCAAACTTGTCGATCTCGTCTCCAACGAGAACTCGCACCGGACGGGAAGACAGGTTGGCTGGGCTATTTGATCCGATGAATGTCAGCGTCGATTTGTCAAAGTGCTGTTCCAGATTGGTGAGCTTGTCTTTGTCCAACGGGAAGTGGGCAACCATCGTAGGGCTATCCTCAAGAAACGGAAGCCAACGCGATTTTGAAAACGATCTGGCAAGACTTTCGGTCGGCATCAGCCACAAAGCGGGTGATGGCTCGTTGTCGATTAGCCAAGCGAGACCAGCCATGAGCGTGGTCGTTTTGCTGGTTTGCGATCCCCAACAAAGTGTAAGTTCCGATACGCCGGGATCTTTCCACGCTTCCAGCGGTTCACGCACATACGGACGGACCGATGTAGAATATGGACCGGGATGTTCGGTCTGACGTTGAGTCAACTTCAGGTTGGCCTCTGCCCATTCGACGACGGTTTGCTTGGGTGTTGGCCGGTAAAGACCGCGACGCAATTCAAGCAACGAAAGCTGTAGATCGGAAAGCGTCATTTGCGTCTACGTTTCAAACACATTCCGTACTCGTTGTTTTGCTTTTGAACAACCAGATCTGGCTTTCGTATTAACTTGCGTTTCTTAAACGGAGTATAGTCGACGTGATGATGCCAGCGACCGAACTTGAACTTTACCTCTGCAACATCTGGATGTTCACGCACAAGCATTTGTGATTTGTCCATTGTGCCATGCTTGTAAAGTTCGTCTGTATTTCCGCCCTTGATTGTTTGCGTGCGAAGTTTGCCCTGCAAAAACGCATTGAACTGAATTGTACACCATCCCGCTTTTAGCATATCCAGCGACATAATGGTGTCTTCATTGTATCTTCCTCTCCATCTGAACGGAACATCGTTGCGTATTAAATTACAGGAATAAATGCGCGTATTCGTAATAAACGCAGGTATTGCAGACGCACCAAACGCAAACATCGCATAGTTTGGTCCAGCCATCGCAACGTTTGTATAGCGCAGCACAAAGTCTTCCATCGCTTTCCAAATAGAAGGCGATGTGGTTTCTATGCGTACATTTTTGGTCATGCGATAAAATGCCTTAATGTTATCGTCCATGATCCAATGCCACTTGTGTCCTTGAGACACAGAATGGTCCCAAATAAAATTACGAGCCGGTCCAGATCCAGTGCTTTTGCTTAAACCATGTGCATCGCAAAGTTGGTATTTTCCTTTGTAAGACATGTCCAACTCAATCACGTTGGTTAACAATCCCATTTTCTGAACCGCAGCTTTGTATTGAGCAACTTCCTGGGGTTCTACGACGATATTGTGCTGAACGCCCATTGCCGTCAGGGCTTTGGACGTAATCATGTATTCGTGCCTTCCCTTGCTGGGAATGTACAAAGGAAACTGCGGCTTCATTTCTTCTTAGGTTTTCCTCCCCAACTATTGTTGGAAAAATGGGCACAAAGCATCTCAGGAGGAAATTGCGACTTATCACTAAAGATCCCAATTTTTTGATTTCGCTTTGGAGCCATAAATCCGTTGTATGGATAGAATGTCTTTGTGGGGAGATGTCGCACATCTTCCCTTCCAAATAACACTGACGAGAAGAATGCAGGACCAGTTTGCACAGAAGCCGCTCTCCCTTGATGTGTAAAATACCATTTCGGAAGTGCTTTTATCAAATCAGTCATTGCTGGATGATTTGAGGGGCTTCCAAAAATTGCAGATTCAAATGACGTTGACGATCTTTTACCCGCAAATGGCCTAGGATCATCAAGCAGACAATCCATGGGTTTTAGCGGCATTACGTCTGTGTCTACATAAATGCCACCCAATTTCCAGACAGCAACATACCTCGTTATGTCAGAACGCGCTGCGTAACAAGAAGCGTTTAGCCAAATGTCTTTGAACGCGGTCGGCAGCAACTCTAAACAGTCCTTGTCGTAGAGTGTAACAAACTGCCAAGTTGGGTGCAGTGCTTTAAACTCAAGCCACCATTTTTCAAATACTGGTGGCATCGGTTTGTTATCCCAACCGATTCGTATAAACCGTTTTGGAATCATTCGTTTAGGATTTCAGCGTTATCCGCTGCCCATTCTTGATCTTTTAGACTGCGACGTTCCTTTTCTGGGAACCAAATCGACTTTGTCTTTTGAGTGAACGACTGTCTGATAGCGGCAAAGAACCTAGCTACGTCTTCCTCCGTATCAAAGTTTACAACGATCTTGCGGTAGCATGGTTCCTCGGCTTCGTATTCTGGCATTCCGTCCCACTCTTTTTCGGGATCGGTTTCTCCGGTTTGAATCTCCAAAAATAAGGAGGCAATTTCTGCATCCGAAAATCCGGTTAGACCAAGATCAATCCCATCTTCCCTGATGGATTCAATTTCGGACTTAAGCATCTGTTCGTCCCAACCAGCGTTCAGTGCGAGTTTGTTGTCCGCAATGACGTAAGCTCGGATTTGGGCTGGAGTAAGGTGACCAAGACGAATGCATGGAACCTTGTCCATTTCCAGCTTACGAGCCGCCATGACACGACCGTGACCTGCAACGATGGTCCCGTCTTTGTCGATTAGTACTGGATTGGTAAATCCGAACTCGCGTATGCTTCCCGCAATCTGTGAAACCTGTTCCTCTGAATGAGTGCGCGAGTTTCTTGCGTATGGGATTAAGTCTACAACGGCAAGGTATTCCAGTTTGGTTTGATTGGTTTTTGTCATTTCCAAGGGTTGGTTGAGTGAAGCGTTGAAAGGCAGACTTCTTGGACCCAGCGGTCAAGTTCGCGTTCAGCGTGTTCTGGATCATGCGGAGCAATACGACCCGCTAGTTGCTTTGGCATGGCTTTAATGAGCGTAGCTACGGCTCCGTCATGTTCAGACATGACCTTGCGAACCCAATCACCTGAAACCAACTGGCGTTCGCGTTCTAGCAATCCAAGCACTTCTTCCCGAGCTTGCGTGAGATTACGCGCAGCTTGTGCATGGATTGAAACGAGCCTTCCGCTGTCAGGTTGACCGTTCTTTAAGGCTCTAGCGGCAAGTGCATAAGCGGCGCGTTCGATGGTCTTTTGTCTTACATACGCGCCTTGAGGACTATCATCAGCAGCGGAAACGTGATCTGGCTCGGTAGCTTCAGGAGGACGAAATGGTCCGGAAGTGTTTGTTGCAGACGGAGGACGCTTTTTAGCACTTGAACCGCGCCAAGAATCCGCCGCCTCGGGCGTGGTCAATGGCATCCCTCGGGCAACGAGCTTGGAGACCTGCCCACGCGACAGCCCAGAGTATCGGCAATAGTCCGCTTGAGTCATGCTGGGTCAGTTCAGACAAACCACGGAAACATTCGCCCTACAGCAAACTACAGCGATGGCGGTGTGTTTCCCAATTTGGCTAGTGTTTACGCTCTCGTGCTGCGTTCGCAACGCGTTTACC